GGAACGGCCGGGATCCGGTGGGGACGCAGGAATGCTTGGTGATCGTGATGGGCATGGTGTTATCTCAGGTGCATTCGCCGTCGATGGCCTGGGTGTTGACGATCAGATAGATGAACGAGCCGTCCGCGGTCGCGTGCGGCACGCAGAGAACATAGCTGCCGACGGGTATCTGGACGGCATCGAAACTGCCGGGCAGGTTCGTCGGATCGACGCCATAGCTGAAGCGACTGGTGGCGTCGTTCGAGAGCTCCGACACGCTCAGCGCGTCGGCCGAGATCGCGACCTCGAGCGCGGGCGTGTAGGTCGGCGCGGCGCCGACTCGCGCCGGCTGGACGGTGTACTTCCATCGGCTCGTGGCGCCCGAGATCGCGGACGCCGCGGTCACCTTCATGAGCACCGTCTCGCGCTGCGCGACCGCCGCGCCCTCGGTGGCGAGCCGGTCGAGCTCCGAGACGTTGACCATGAGGCTGCGGAAGGCCATCAGTAGTAGACCCCGTTTTCGGCCATGTATCGCCACACGCCGGCGGCGTCACCCGTGCCGAAGATGTCGTTGAACGCGACGCTAGCGCGGTTCTCGCGCTTCCAGAAGACGGCGAAGACATCGGTCGCGCTCGCCATCTTGATGCTCACGCCGTCGGGCGCCGTCTCGGGCGTCTGGTTGTGGTGGTTCCACTCGTCCCAGGTGTACTCCATCGAGAGCTCGTAGAACTCGTGGTCCACTTGGGTGAGCGACGCGGAGTCGCAGACGAGCGAGCCCGCCGGCCATCCCAGGAAGACATCGCTATTGCGCTTGCCGACATACGCGATCGCGGCCGCCGTGATGTCGGTCGGGGTCTGGATCGCCGTATCCACGAGCAGCTTCATGCGGATCTTCATCTGCGCGACGTCGATTCTCTGCGGCGTCTTGCCAGCCGAGATCATGCTGCCGCCGATGTCCGTCGTCGAGTCGGATCCCGCGGGCGGGTTCGTCGCCCAGTTCCCGCGCCACGCGTTCGCCGAGCGCCGCGCCGACTGGTAGACGGTGCGCGCGGGAAGGTAGACGTCGGCCGCCGCCGCCGACACCGTGCCGCCGACGTTCTTCTTCGCCGTCGCCGAGTAGAAGTACATCGTGTCGTAGACGACGTTCACGTCGATGTACTGCTGCTGCGGCACGGCCGTGATCGAGCGCACGAGCGCAGTCTGCTGCCAGGTGCTCGAGCCCGAGCCGGGCGCGGGGTACGCGGTGTCGATCTTCGGGAGGACGCCCGCTTCCGCGAGCACCAGGTCGAGCCCGTACGGGAGGTCGATGCCGGGCGGCGGCGAGCCGGGCACCGTCGCACCGGTCCAGTTGACGCGGTAGACCACGGTGATCGTCGACTTGCCGAAGTAGGGCGAGCCCTGCTGGACCTGCGTCGAGACCTTGTGGGAGGTGTAGTTGGTTCCGATGTTCGGCACGGTGTTACCCCAGTAGGTCGCTGAACAGGTTGTAGATGTTGCTGATCTGTCCTATGGGATCCGCCATGCTCGTACCCATCGTCGATTCGACGAACCGCTGCACCGGCGACTGCGCCGCCGCCGCGGCCTGCGCCGCCTGAAGCTGGGCGTTCCAGGCCGATGCGCCCTGGCCGCTCGTAGCGATCAGACCCTCGAATATGGCCTCCTGCGTGCTCTTCCCGCCGAGCTTCGCGCCGAGCATCGCGACGACCTGCTTGAGGGAGTCCATCGCGCTGCCCGCACCGTCGACGATGCCGCCGAGCATGCCGCCGAGCTGGCCCTGGTCGTTCGACGCCGACGCCCAGAATGTGTCCCATAGCCCCTTGTTCGAGGCGGACAGCTGGTCCGCGCGCTCCGCCGCCGCGGCCAGCCGCTCGGCGAACAGCTGCGAGATGCCGAGCTCCCGATAGGCGCTCAGGGTCATGTCCGACTGCTGCTTCTCGAGGAGCTGCGTGGCGTTCTGCACGCTCGACGCGAACGAGTCGATGACCCGGTTCGCGATCATGAAGGGCGCCGCGGCGGTCAGGGCCGCCGCACCCGCGCCGATCGCCATCGAGCCCGCCGTTCCGCCGAGCGCGCCGAGCGAGCCGAGCTTGCCGGCGGTTCCGCCCGCGAACGCGAGCCCCTTGCCGCCGATGTTCTGGAGCTGCTTGTTGGCGGCGTCGATGTCCTTCTGCATCGTCCGCGTGTTGACGCGGACATCGACGTTGAGCGTTGGCATCTTCGCCATGTTCAGATCCTCGCGAAGATGGTTCGTGGTGAGGTGTGCTTGCGAACGGCGTAGCGCGCGGTCGCTTCGGTGAGCGACTCGACGAGGAACACGCGCAGGCGCGGCTGGAACACCTGCGCCGCGGTCAGGAGCGCGAGCGAGCCGCGGTTGTAGTTCCCGCGGCCGCGGTGCAGACGGCCCTTCTTCCACCCCTTGCCGGCGCCGCTACCGGGAGAGGTCCAGGCCTTCGACCAGGAATGCCATCCGAGCTCCGCGAAGTGTTCGCGCCATCCCGCGTTGACGTCGTAGACGGCGCGCCGCGCCTTCCCGCTCGGCGGAATGGGACGGTCCTTCGGCAGGCCCGTGCGGCCGGCGACCGCGCCCCACATGACGCCCTTGTAGTTCTTCATCTTCACCGTCGTCGCGCGCTTCAGCTGCCCCGTCCGAGTCGGCCGCTGCGCCTTCGTCGCCTTCGCGATCATGCGGTTGTAGTTCCAGAGCGCGCGGCGCATCACGCGATCCTGGACGGCGAGCGGGAACTGCTCAAGCAGGCGCTTGACCTCCGCGGCGCTTGCCTGGTCGAGCTTCGCGGAGGTCGCCTGGATCGCGGCGTTCCGCACTCCCCGAAGAAAACGCGTGTTGCTCATCGAGCCGCCTCCTGATCCCCGCCCAGTCGGGAATCCTCCACGCAACATTGAGCCACGCCGCGGGCCAGTTCCACGGCGTGCCTGTCGGAGTGAACCGGCGCAGCAGTTCCTGCGCCGGCGGAGCTAGTCCCGCCCTTCGGCATAGAGCCCCTCGATGAGCGGGATGAGTAGGGTCGCGAGCGCGAGCGGGCAGTTCCTCGCGTCGTCGATCGACGCGAAGACGGGCACGCCGTTCTCCGTGAGGAGGTGACGTTTGAGCATCCACGCGTTCGCGTCCGTCGGCGTCGTCGCGTTGACGTGGAGCGCCTCGGCGAGGTCCGCGACCGTCGGGCGGCGCAGCTTGAACGCGACGCCCTTCGCGATCACGCGCTCGGGTTCGCAGTTGAGGATGCTGGCGAGGTCAGACAATGGTGACCGCCGAGACGCACTGCAGCGTGAAGGTGGCCTTGACGACATCGTTCACGGGCGTGGAAATGCTGATGTCCTGCACCATCGCGGTGAAGCTGTAGGTCGCACCACTATGAGCGGTGAAGATCACCGCCACCGTCGTCGCGGCCCCGATGCTCGTCTCGATGGCCGCATGCCCGGTCGCGGCACCGTCGTAGAAGACCTCGATCGTGCAGGTGGCGTCCGACTGCCCGGCGATGTACTTCTTGAAGGTGTTGCCGAGTTCGGTGATGTCGATCGGTGAGCGGTTCATGCTCATCGTCATCGACGCCAGACCCTCGATAGGCGTTCCTGAGAAACTGACCGTCGACCCCGTGGTGGCTTTTGCTGCCATCGTTTATTCCTCGTAGTAGAGCGTGCAGGTGTAGTTGAGGATCGCGGGCGACTGCTCGTCGCCGTCGGTCGCAACGGTTTCCTCGATCGTGTGGCCGCCGGGCACGACGGCGGTAAATGCGATGCTTTCGTGCGTGCCTGGCTCGAACGCGTTCCGCAGGTTGGACAGCGCGTCCGCGGCGTCCTTCGTGGTCGCCGCGATGTAGGACGCGCGGACGACCACGGATCGCACGTCCTGCGCGAGCGACTCGTCTACGGTCTGCTCGAGCTCGAAGGTCACAGCCGGCAGCGTCTGCCCGAAGAGGCGGTAGCCGTGCGTGATCGCCGAGTTAGCGAGCGAGTTCAAGCTCGACGCCTGGGTCAGCATGTGGCGAACGGCCTGCTCGAGCGACGCCATGTCAGGTCACCTCCGTGCACTCGATGACGGCCACGCGGTCGTCCTCGTCGAGGTTCCGGATGTGGTTGATGCGAAGCGTCTTCCCGCGCACCTCGAGCCGGTCGGTCGCGACGACCGAGAGTCGACCGATGTTCGGCCACCGCACGCGCACCTCGTACTGCTTGAGCACGGAGACGCCGTCGGCGTACTCCTGCTCGGTGGCCGATTGGTCGCGCATGTCGCACCGCATCGTGCCGACCGTGGTGAAGGTCGCCGACCGCATGCCGAGCGCGTCCTGCCCGGTCGCGCGCTTCACCGTCGCGGTCCATCGGAGCAGGCCGCCCGAGATCATGTGAACGGCCCCTTGAGTCGGAGGTGCTCGAGCATGAACTGCGCGCCGAGCGGGACGGCGGTGAGCCCGATCGGCTGCGCGGCCTCGGGGTTGTTGTACCAGAGCCCGACGAGGCTGATGACCGCCTGGACGACCTCGTTCGGTTCGGTCGCGTAGCCGGCGGTGTAGCTGACGACCGCGAGGCTTTCGTCCTGCTTCTCGCGGATCGCCTCCTTGAATCGCAGGATGGTGACCGCGCCGCTGCGGTCGTTCCAGTACTCGTCGGCGGTCAACGTCGACCCGGTTCCGTCGGGCAGGTTGAACACGATGGATAGCGTCGAGGTCCACGGCTGCACGGCGTAGACCGTGTCCTTGAATTCCCGCAGGTACATCGTGCGCGTCGCGCTCGAGAGCGCGAAGCCGCAGTAGTTCTCCACCCACGCGACCGCCGCGTCACGGATGCGCTCGAGCTCCGTGTCGTCGTCGGTGTAGTCGATCTTGAGCGCGGCCTTAATGGTCGCGAGCGCGATTGTCATAAACGGCCCGACGCGGTTTCCCGCGCCAGGCCGAAGGGAGGAAGAGGTCAGTAGAAGATGGCGCTGAACGCCTCGGGCAGCATGATGTGGCTGTCC